GTGGAGTGGGCGTGAACTCGCCGGGCTTGCCGCCAGCAGCCGCGACCGTGACGGCTGTGTTGAGGCGTACGGCGTCCAGGAGGGACGCGAGCAGCATCTCCACACCGGACCACGGCGCCAGGTCTGGTCGGTAGTCCTCCCCCGCCTGCGAGACGTCGACCGGCGGAGCAGCGCGGCGCATGGCCGTCTTCGTGTGCGACTCGGGCGGAAGATGCTCGATCAGGATTCGCAGCCGACGGATCGACATGCGTCCGCGGTAGACGTCCAGAACGTCAATGCCGCGGAACGCGAGGTCAGCTTCTACCGCTTCCGCGTGCTCCGTGAGCGCGGAGAGGGTCGCCCAGACTTTCCCGGGGCCTCGCCCGTGGACTCCATGGCGTCAGCCGTGAACTTGTTGATCTCCTCGAAGGTGGCGTCCGCGTCGACGAACTTCGGAACGTCGTCCTCGTGGAGCACGCCCGCAGCCCACGTGTCGTAATCGCCCTCACGGAGCGCCCGGAGGTAGGACGGACGCCACTGGAGGATGGGCTTCACGCGGAGCGTCAGGCCGGCCAGGCTGGCGGTGCCGAACTCCTCCGTGGCCTCGTTCTCCTGCGCCTCAACGGGGGTGGTCTCAGTGGTCATACGCGCGGGTCTCCTATGTCAGGGGGTGGTGCCCATGGCGGGCGGGCGCGCGGGTCACTAGCGTTTGAAGCGGGGCCCGGACCCGCGCAGATACGGGCCCCGCTGGTCATCACGCGGGGAAGAAGTCGGAGACGTCGATGCCGCCGTACTTGATCGTCCGCTTCACGGCCGCGCTGGACGCGCCCTTGTAGAACTTGAAGGTGAGCTGCGTGTTCATGACGTCCGTGGTCTGCGGCTGCTCGTCACCACGTTCGGTCACCTTCCCGTTCGGCATGTAGAGCCGCATCCGCTTGTCGCCGTCCATCGAGTCGAAGATGAAGGCGTAGCGCAGGTCCGACGGCTTGTCGGGCAGGGAGTAGGTCGCGATGTCGGTCGCCGGCTCCAGCACGTCCACGGCCACGTTGTCGTAGAGCGATCGGACGATCGGGTTCAGGGCCTCCAGGAAGGTCACCTGAACGCTCTTCGTCGACTTCGTCATCAGGGTGCGGATCGGCTCCAGGCTGCCAGCCGCTTCGACGTCCTTCGTCTCTTCGTCGATCTTGAAGAGCCCGCCGTCGGTCGTCACCCAACCGAGGTTGGTCCAGCCGGTCGCGGGGTCGGTGAAGCCGGTCGGCGACGCCGTGTCCTTGGCCGCCAGGTAGACGAGGAAGTCAGTTGCGCCGTAGGTCAGATCCGCATTGCGGGTGTCCGCCATGATGCCTCCAGGGCATGCGAAAGGCCCGCGCGTGGCGGGTCAAAGGTCAGGGGTTGTTCAGGCGGCCCGGAGGCTGACTGTGTACTCGGCTCCGCGACGGCGGATCGCCTCGTTCGCCCACGGTCGCGACGTCGGCATGGAGTCGCATCGGACGCTGCGGATCACCGCGAGACCGGCAGTGCCGTTCAGGAAGACCAGCGCCTCGTGTACTTGCGCCGCCAGCGTTCGGGCTGCGTCGTCGTCAGCCGCGAAGACGTCGACCGACACGCGTGGGTGCTGGCTGAAGCGTCCGCCGGATCCTCCTCCGGCCGTCACGCGGATCACGGGGAGCCGCGCCTCCAGGTCCGACGGGGTCGACGCACAGGAGAAGACTCCTAGCGTCGCCTCCAGCCACGGCCCGATGACCGCCTCAACGTCAGCCACCGTGGGCCGCCTTCATGGCGTCGATCGTGGCCCGAAGGACGCGGTACTCCGGCGTCTTGCTGTTGCCGTACTCCACGATGCCGGCGTGGTTCGATCGATTGACGAGGGTTGCCACCTGGCGCCGCCCGGGGCGTCCAAGGAACTTGATCGACTTCAGGCCGTACTCAACGCCAAACGACGCCCGGTACTCGCCCGGGTGCGGATCCTGCGCCGGGTCACCTGTCGGTGAGAGCGCCTGAGCGACGCCCAGTGCCCTATGGGCCGTCGGAAGGACGGCCTGGAGCATCCACGGGCGCTTCAGCATCGATCCCATGCCGGAGTACCGGCCACGGTAGGTGCTGCGATACGTCGTCAACCGGTCACCTCCTGGAGGGATGCCTCTACGTGCGCTAGGGACGTCGCCGGGAACTCCAGCGGAAGGCCGATGACCTGATAGGTCCGACCGTCGTGGATCACGTGGTCCTCCGCGCGCACGTCCGTCCCCAGCGGGGCGTACAAGACGCGGCGAGTCACTACGGTCTGCTGCTCGTAGGTGTACTCCGACGAGCTACCGACAACCACGCCGTACGGGTTCAAGACTCCACAGTTCTCCACGGTAGTCTCTGTCGCCGGTCCGGGCTGCAGGGTGCCCGCGGAGTCCCGGACCGGCGCGCCCGGACGCCTGATGATGACCGTCTCGTTCATCACGGTCCCGAGCAGGCTCACCAGACGTCCCCACACGAGCGCCAGTCGACTGACGTGGGCGGCCCGATGTTCAGCGAGCCAGCCCCCGTCGACATACCCACGGCACGACGCAGCCGGCGCCGCTCGTCGGCGGACATCGCCATTCCGATCTGCGACGCGAAGTAGCTGACCAGCATGCCGCCTGCCTGCTCGCTGCTTACGCCGCTGGTGTTGACCAGCACGCGAGCCGCCGTGGCCAGGGCAATGGACGCCACGCCGGGCTGTGGAGGATCGGTTACCCGGTCCCCCACTTCCCCGCGCACGGCGTCCGTGGTCATGGTGTCGATGACGCTGAACTGATCGGCGGTGTAGGTGCGGCCCGTCAGCGCCTCCAGTTGGGTCTTACTGAGAAGCCCCACCGTCCGCCGCCTTCCGTCGCCCGGGGGCGCGCTTGACGGGTGCCTTCGTCACCGGGACCGGATCCGTCAGTCGACTGACGGACGAATCCGGCTGCGGCGGCACCGCCCACGCCTTCGGGTTGATGATCAGGGCCTGCGCCCACTCCGGGACCTCGTCCGCGGGGCCGAACACGTGGGCCGCGCCCTTGTCGTCCGTCACGTGGACGTAGCCGTTAAGGGTTGCCATTCGTGAATGCCTCGCGTTTCGGGTCAGAGTACGTCGGCCTGGAAGGTCAGGTCAGGAGCAGCCACGACGGGCAGCGCGATGGCGACGGCGCGGGTCCACACGGTCTGTGGGTCCTCGCTCTTGTACGAGCCAACGGCGATGCCGGCCTCGTCACCAGCCAGCCCGTAGCGCGGGTCGTCCGCCTCCACCGGGACGCCCCACAGGGTCTGACCCACGGCGTCACCGAACTCCGGAAGGAACAGGATCTTGTCCACGGGCGTGACTCGCGTGGCGACGCCAGCGACGTTCACCTGCGCGTCGTAGATGATCACGGGCGGGATGTCGTAGTCCCCGAGGACCGTGTTCAGCCCGTCGCGCGTGAGGACCGTGGGCGGGTTCTGCGTGTTCGCGAGCTTCGTCAGCCCCGTGTTCCGACGCAGCCAGTTGTAGGCCGTGCGCGACATCAGGGTGTACGCCGGCAGGCGCCCGTTCGTGGTGTTGTAGACGTCGAGCCAGCTCGACAGGTCACCGTAGGCGTCCGCTGTGGCGAAGGTGCTCCACGGGGTCGACGCCGTCACGGAGTGCGAGGCACTACGGCCGAAGTCGACCGACGCCTGAACGCCGTTCTCGTTCAGGTTCACGGCGCCGGAGAACAGGGCCTCACCGCGGGCCAGTTCGAGACGGGCTTCGATCTGGCGGGCCAGGCGGACGCCGTCGGCGAGCATGGCATCGCGGATCTCCGCGTTCTGCGTGTCGACGTTCCGGCGCTTGATGCGCTCGTACTCGCCGACGGGGATCTTCCGCGAGATGGGCGGCAGTTCGCCGCTCACGCGTGCACCACCGGGACGAACGGCGACGTCCGAGGACGCGTCGTAGGCGCGGAAGTTCGCGGCCTCCGTCAGGCCACCTCCACCCTTCGTGAACCGGTAGCTGAGGTCGTTGACCGTGTCGTTGGGGAGCCAGCGGTCCAGGGTCTCCGCGTTCTCCGGGCGGTCAGCGAGTGCCGCCCGCGCGTACCCCGTGAGTTCCGCGGGGGTCGCGAACTCGTCAATGAGCTGCATGGGTGGTTACCTCTCAGATGAAGATGACGCGGGAGGCCAGGTCGACCTTGCCGGCGGCGTCGACGGCGACGGGGAGCTTGGCCTCCCGGATCACGCAGTGGATGAGCATCGACGCGACGGCGGACGTCAGGGTCGCGCCCCGTCGGGTCACGACTTCCACGCCCGTGAAGAGGAAGCCGACGCAGGTCTGACGGCCATCGCTCGCGGCGTCGCTGTAGAGCCCGTACTTGCCCGAAGCGGTGATCTTGCCGAGCGGGATGCCGCTCTTCACGTAGCCGTCCGGGTAGTGGGTGCCGCTGGTGAAGGTGGAGACGTCGAGAGTCACGCTCTGGACGATGTCGGTGCCGTGCTCGCTGCCGAGCCAGTCCCGCTTGTCCTGCGTGAACGTCTCGGTGATGATTCCGAGGTTCATGGATCCTCCGTTGAGGGGAGTAGGTCAGTTCTTCGCGTGGCGCTGGCGGTACAGCTCCGCGCCGGTCGCCGTGGTCTTCTTGCCGTCGCCCGCGTCGTTGCCGCGAGGGCCGCCGGAGCGCGGGGGCGTGGTGCCCCCCTGGCCGCCAGCTCCGCCGGACTGACCGACCTCCGCGAGGTAGGCGTCCGCGTCGGCCTCCAGCTCCGCTTGCGTGGAGCCGCTGAGCCGGTTGGCCTGCGCCAGAGTCAGGCCCTTCGCCAGGGCGACCTTCAGTCGGGTGTTCTCGTCGGTCAGCGTCGTGACGCTGCCGGTTGCAGAGTCGCGCTCCTGCGCCAGCGTCTGACGCTCCTGAGCTGCACGCTCGTCGGCGGTCAGCTTCTCGTCCTCGACCTTCTTCAAGGCCGCGTCGCGGTCCTTGAGACGCTGAAGTTCCGCGGCGTCCGGAGCAGCGTTGGCGCGCTGCTCATGCTTGCGCGCGTGGTGCCTCCAGTACGCCACCTGATGTGCCGGCTGCATCTCCGCGACAGGCGTGCTGTCGGGATAGCCGTGCTCGTTGACGGTCGTACCGCCTCCGCCGCCGCCACCCTGGTCACCGGGGGGCGCGTCGAAGAGGGTCCACGGCTGTGCGGAGAAGGTGAGGAGCGCGTTACGGCGCGCGCGAGTGCCACGGTTCATGCGGTGTTCCCCTGTCGGGAGTCGTCGGCCCATGCCGGGCGTCAGGTCGGGAGGTGAATGTCAGTGGGGCCTGTGAAGCGCTGGCCCTTGAAGCCGAGCACTGGCCCGATCTCGCCGTGTTCGTGGGCGACGATCAGCTTTCGGTAGTCGACGGCGCGGGCTCCGCGGTCGAAGGTGCCGAGTGCGTCCTCCACGGCTGCGTGAATCGCCTCTAGCTTCGCCTCGTCGACGACCTGGCCCGGGTCGTAGTCGGCCTTAACCGTCTTGACGAGGCAGTCACAACCGGGGTGGATCGGAAGGAGGTTCTTCTTCCGGTATCGCTGCGTCGACGCGATCAGGCAGAGCGCACAGTTGTACTCGCCGATCGGCTCGCGGATCGTGAACTCCACGCCGGGCTGGTCGTCGGTGACCTCTACGGCCGTGTGTGTCCTGGTCAGTTGGAGGTCTGTCTTCACGAGGCTGTTCAGCCGGTTGGAGCCACGCTCCACGGCGACGTCAAGCGGCTCGCCCTTCGACAGAGCGAACCACACCTCTTTGAACGGGCGCTCGTAGACCTCCGCGGGCTCCACGCCGTTTCGGATGGCGGCCCCAGTGACCTTGTCGAAGTCCAGGGCCACGCGCGACGACTCGTCGGCTATCTCGCGGTACAGGCGCTCCAAGTAGGTCGTCGTGAGACTCGCTACCTGGCGCTGGCCGGCGACGAGGATCGGCAGGGCCGACTTCTGGAAGCCGTCGACGTCAGATCCACGCCAGGACTTCAGGTCAGTCCACTGGCGCGTCATGCTGCCCAGAACGCTCGTCCACACGCGCCGGACCGACGCGTCGTAGCGCAGGTCAAGCGGCGTTAGCGTCACTGGCGGATCCCCGTCCGATGGTGGCCCGCGGGTCCGTGGCAGGCTGCTGGCCCTTTGCGTCAGTGATCGGTGTGACGGAGGCCGTCGGAGCGAGCATGGCGTCCGCCGCGCGGTCGACCTCCATACGGTCGATCTCCTGCGGTGTGTACTGCATGTCTTCCATGCGCTGACGCCACGGGACTCCGGCTGTCGCCTTCTTCACGGCAGCGTCCGCAAGCTCCGCAAGGCTGCGGGACTCCGGGTCACGCCAGACGGTCTCAGCGTCGTACGCGTTCGCGCGTGCCTCGTCGCCCAGGACGGTGAAGGCCAGGCGCATCACGTGCTCCCAGCTTTCGCCGAAGTTGCGCTGACGGTCGCGTACCTTCGACACGAGTCCGGTCTCTGCGGCCTTCAGAGCGTCTCCGGAGACGTTGACGATCTGCCCCGTCAGGTAGTGCGGGGGCGTCCGGGAGATGGCTGCCAGGTCGGCAACAGCGGACTCCACGGCGCGCACGTACGGCGCCAGGTCCGTTGCGGAGAATTCGCCGAACTTGACTTCGTGGTCGTCAACCGTCCACAGGGACTTTATGTCCAGCTTGAACGGCTCGATCTTCTTCCGCGTGATCGGATCCTCGTCGACCTCCAGGCCCGCAGCCCATCGCTGCCGGAACGCGCCGTAGCGCATGGCAGCAATCAGGTTGATCAGCGTCAGGTTGATTCGGTCCTGAATCGCGAGGATGTCCTCGTGCTCCGCGAAGCCTGCCGGCCGTCGGTTGCGGCGGTTCGTGAAGACGCCGAACGGAACGGCGTGCAGCTCGTTCCGGGCGCTCCCGTCGTCGGCACTGGGAAGCGTCATTGCGTCCCACGTGCGGACCGTGGCAAAGGAAGGCCGCTCGGACTTCGTGGTGAAGTAGTGGATCGTCTCCGGCGTCCAGAGCGTCGCCCGCGTCTGCCCGGTCCAGTCGTCGCGCCACAACTTCAGGCCCGCGGCGAGATTCCGCCGGTTGCCCTGCTCGTGCTCTACGGCCACCTGGCGGGGCGTCTCGTGGGTGAGCACTGGCCGACCGTCGTCGCCCTTTTCGACGAGGACGAAGGCGCGTCGCTGGGACGCGGCCCCGTAGTGCACGAGGTCCGCGTCCGCGTCCATGCTGTTCTCTTGCCAGATCCGGTTGGCGTCCTCGTCGGCGGTCTTCGCCTTGCCCTTGCTGGACGCCTTACCGAACCGGAAGCCGTCGACGTGCATGCGCTCCGTCATGGAGTCGATGACGAGGCCCGTCCAGTTGGCGCGGGCTACCTTCATCCACTCGTGTGCCTCGCGCGGATCCACGCCGGGAACCGACGGAA